CAAGGACACTTCCTCGGTGTACGCAACCTCTAATTGAAAGGTAGGTGAAATATAAAAATGAGTAATGAGCTTTTACAAAAAGTAATTGATACAACAAATATTGGATCTGATGGTGTTAACGCTTCAGCAGATACAGAAGTTCTTAGTGGTAATGGTCTTCTTTATCCAGATCAAGCAAATCGTTTTCTTGATTATATGTGGGACGCAACAATTCTTGCAAAGGCAGCTCGTACAATTCGTATGCGCTCCAATACAACTGAAATTGATCGTGTTTCCGTAGGAACAAGAATTATGACAGTTGCTAGTGAGGATAATCCAAGAGATTATGTTAATGCTGCAGATGACCAGTTCACAAACGCAGCTGCAACATTCTCTAAGGTTTCCCTTACAACCCGCAAGCTTCGTCTTGACTGGGAACTTTCTTCAGAGTCTCTTGAAGACAATATTGAAGGTCCAGATTTGGAAGATCACATTGCAAGATTGATGGCAACACAGGCTGGAAATGATATCGAAGATCTATTGATTAACGGTACAGGTACAGGCAGCGGACTAATGTCAGCATTCAAGGGTTTCCGTAAACTTGCAGTGGACAATGCTCACGTTGTTGATGGTAATGGAGCAGGTCTTGATAAGAATGTGTTTAACGCAGCTATTAAGGCAATGCCTCGTAAGTACAAGCAACGTCGTAACCAACTTCGATTCTTTACAGGATCTAACTTGGTACAAGACTACTTGTACAACCTTACAGCCTCTACAACTACTACGCCATTCGATATCGCCTCTGGTGTTATCCGTGGTGACGTAGCTGCTAATGATGGCGGTCCAGGTACTACAACTCCGTTTGCATTCGGTATTCCAGTTATCAACGTTCCTTTGATGGATGAGACACGCTCTGGAGATTATTCAGGCGCTGCTGGTCTTCATGGAGATGTCCACTTGACATTCCCACAGAACTTCATCATCGGTATTAAGCGTGACGTTGTTGTTTATCGTCTGTTCCAGCCCAAGAAGGATACGATTGAGTATACACTCTTCATCCGTGTTGGCTGTGCAGTTGAAAACTATGACGCACATGTTATCGTTAAGAACGTTAAGGTTGCTGGTACTGCTGGTGGAACTCTTGGTTCTACAACACATGGCGCACATGTGACTGGCGGTAACTCAACATACACATACTAATATTTAGTATATGTCAGATAGGGAGGGGATTAAGTCCCCTCCTTATCTCTTTTCTGGTATAATTTAATAGACAAGAGAGGAAGTCATATGTCATTTGACACAATGAAAATCAGTGAACTTAAGAGTCTCGCAGAATCTTTCGGTGTTGATGTTGAAAATGTCAAAACAAAAAAAGAATTAATTGCAGCGCTTTCAGAAGAAGGCGTTACATATGAAGCTTATGCTAAATTCGCAGGAGCTGAAACAGTAGAATTAAAAATTGATAAAAAGAAAGAGAAGGAAATCTTGAAGCCACAAAACACTGTATTAGTTAAAATGGATAGAATGAATCATTCATACCAAGCTATGGGCTATACATTTACTGCACAGCATCCTTTTGTTGCAATGTCTGAAGATGATGCACAAAGAATTTTTGATACTCAAGCAGGTTTTAGACTGGCAACTCCAAGGGAAGCACAAGAGTTCTACTCTTAATCGGAGGGGTAATAATTGCAAACGCTTGTTCGTGAAGCAAGAGAACAAATTGTATTAGGAGTATTTAAAGACGGCAGGTTGGTTCCAGCTGATAATACTCCAACATTTGTTATAATTGACGCTGATACTGAAGAAGAGTTATCTAGCGGAACGTCTATTCCAAAACTTGATGGAAGTGGAAATCCAACAGGCAATTATTACCTTATTGCAGATCCTGAAACAGAAACAGCTTTAAATCGAGTATTAAAAGTTACTTGGTCATATGTTCTTGATGGATATGACACTACACATATTGATTATTATAAAGTAGATACTCCATATGCAAGCGCTGATGATATTTATGATTATCATGGATGGGCAGCAACGCCTCAAGATTTAAATTATGTTGATGCTCGTGAAATTATTAGAGCAGAAAAAATTGCTAGAACAATTATCATTGGCTATACCAATCAAGATTTTGGTTTAAGATATGGAGTTCAAGAAGAATTTGGTCGTGGATCAGATGTAATTGAATTGCTTGAAGTTATGCAAAATATTGATAAAGTATGGGAAAACGATATTCTTATTGTTGACAATACTGTTGACCCTTATTACAACACTTTTGGTTTTAAATTAGAATTAACTCAAACAAATAAAGCA